CCGGTCGTTACGCCCAGTCTCCATAATCTGGGACGGATGTGAAATAATGTTTTGTAAATAATACTTTTGATTCAACTGGATTCCGTTATAATTGGTTTCATTAATATCGAAGAATCGCGAGTAAATCGGAATATAATTCTGGATATCATACAATAAAGCACTATCTATCTTCTCCGGCGTGTATTTATGTTTACGGTAGTGAAGTTGGAATAGCGTCGGCGGCGGCGGCGTCGGCGGTGGCGGCGTAGCCATTTTTCCTAAATGACGGATGACGAATGACGGATGACGGATGATAATATGATTGTTCGATAGAAGTTTTATATTGGTTTTAAACGGGCGTGCTTCGTGTAAAGTTTCACAAAAAAATATATATCATTTGTATTACTACACTTCAAGGTTCGTCGATAATGAATTTAGAGCTCGCCAAATTCGATATGAAGGCAATCAGCTTTCGTCCGGATGAAAATAAGGGCCCAGTTATCGTGCTCATCGGGCGTCGTGATACCGGTAAAAGTTTCCTCGTCCAGGACTTAATGTTTCATCACCAAGACATTCCTATCGGCACGGTTATCTCCGGGACAGAAGCCGGCAACGGTTTCTTCGCCGCCCATGTGCCAAAACTATTCATACACGACGCTTATAATACAGCAATCATCGAGAATATTCTCAAACGGCAAAAGGCAGTTCTAAAGCAGGTAAAAAAGGAAATGGATACATACAAGAAATCGTCCATTGACCCGCGCACATTTGTCGTTTTGGATGACTGTTTGTATGATAACAAATGGACGAAGGATGTGATGATGCGTCTCCTCTTTATGAACGGGCGTCATTGGAAGATAATGTTAGTCATCACAATGCAATATCCCCTGGGTATCCCTCCAAATCTCCGCACGAATATCGACTACGTTTTTATCCTCCGTGAACCATATATTGCGAATCGTAAGCGAATCTACGACAATTATGCTGGTATGTTCCCTACTTTTGAGAGCTTTTGTCAGGTGATGGACCAGTGCACTGAGAATTACGAGTGTCTGGTCATCAATAACAACGCGAAATCGAACAAATTACAAGACCAAATCTTCTGGTATAAGGCACAACAGCACGGACCATTCAAGCTGGGCAGTAAGGAGTTCTGGGAAATATCGAAGAATCTCGGTTCTGATGATGAAGGCGAGCAGTCGTATGACCCTAATGCTGCGAAAAACAGTAAGGCACCGAAGATTAATGTCAAGAAGAGTAAGTGGTGATGGAAAGTTGCTTCGCAATTCGGGGTAGCGGTTTCTGAAATTAGCATTCAATAGAAAACCGCTTTTGTTATAACAAAATCGACTTTACAAATTAGCATTTAATCATAATTCTTGCTTTTCATTTACAAACGCAAGTATTGTTTTGACATACAATTACATAATAATGCTTTTTATTTTAAAAGCAACTAATCTATTATGACCCGCTTTCATAAAAACCGCTTTACATCCATAAAGCGAAAACAACTTAAAGACATACGTATATACATAGTATAACATACACTCATAACGATGTCCTCTGCTTCTTCTGCCTCCGCCAGCTCTTCCGCAACCCTCAACATTGTTGAACTCATCGAAAAAAATCCGATTACAAAGTTGTCTCAAAAATATAATAACCTCCTTCTCAATAAACTCCAAGAAAACTTCAACACATTCGAACAGCAATTGTTTGTTGCTAGTTTTTATTGTTACCTCAATTATGATAAGAATACTGATTATATCGTTGATTTGGATGATGTATGGAAATGGTTGGGTTTCGCACAGAAAATAAACGTTAGAACATTGCTCGAAAAAAACTTCAAATTTAACGTGGATTATACGGTTACCATCCCAGAATTCAAAAAATTAGAAGAACAAGAAAATACATGTAATGGAAGTGATGAAGAACAAGTAACCGAAGAGGGGGGCTCTTCGAAACCAAAAAATGGCGGTCAAAACAAACAAACTATCAAACTCACAATCCGATGCTTCAAACTTCTCTGTCTTAAAGCACAGACCAAGAAAGCAGGTGAAATCCACCAGTACTATATGAAAATGGAAGAAACTCTTCACCAAATCCTAGATACTGAGACCAGCGAACTCCGCGCACAACTCGAACAATCCGCCGCCCAACTCGAACAAAAGAACGAAGTCATCAACACCCTCAACCAAGCCACCATCACCCTTACCGAAGAAAAGAAACGCACCGTAGAGAAAACCCTTATCAGCCAATTTCCCGTTAATACGGAATGTATTTATTTCGGCACCATCGACAACACCAACTCCGACAACGAAAAACTCATTAAGTTCGGCCACACCAACAACCTCGCCAACCGCGTCGCCGACCATCACAAGAAATACACCAATTTCATCCTCGCCGGTGCATTTAAAGTTTGCAACAAAGTGGAAATTGAGAACAATATTAAATCGCACCCCAAAATCAAGCGCCAACTTCGCACGATTGAAGTCGCTGGTAAAAACAAAACCGAAATCATCGCATATGACAGCACCAATTTCACGATTGCGAGACTTACAACGCACATTGAAAACATTATTCATGCTAGAATGTACAATGTGGAAAACTTCAACAGGCTTATTCAGCGCAATCAAGAATTGGAGGCCGAGAACGCGAAGCTTGTCAGTGACCTCGAATCGAAAAAGAAGGCGATTCACGAACTCACCCTTGCCAATAATGAACTCAAAGAGAAGACCGCACAACAGTCGCAAGTGATTGAAGTCGCTGCGAAAGATAATGCGTCCCCGTTCGCACACGCCCTCATCCCAGGGGATGAACTCAATCAACGGTTCAACGAATTCGTCACGAAATGCTGTATTGTGCGTCCCGATGTAGATGAAGAATCCGTCAATATCGAAGGCAGGTTTCGTTTATGGTCTAAAACAAAGCCCGCGAAGGATACATTCCACGCATTGAAGCATTATATGGACGTCCGGTTCAAGCAAGTAAGACTCCACGGAGTACACTGTTATCAGGGTGTCAAACTGAACACAATTGAATATAAGAAGGTCGTCGCAACCGAGGCCGAAAATCCAGCACAGTTTAGTGTTGAGACATTTATATTCCAGTGCTGCCAATTCTCCGACCGTGGCAAAATCCTGAATTCTACACTCCTAAAAGAGTATCAGCAATGGAAAATCTCTGTGGGACAGACACCCAGCGAAAACGACATGAAGAACCTAAAGACCTATCTGAATGCGTGTCCGAACGCACTTAAGGCGACGATTTGGTCGGAAAACACAAGTAACGAAGGCTATTATGGACTGGGTTTACGTCAAAGTTATACCGAATTGAAACAGTCAGTCATCCAAGAACAAGGCGCAAATCCCATCATCGGCGTCCAACTTTCAACCACAGGCAAGAAGGTGGAAAAGAGGTTAGTAGGTTCCAATCAAGTCCTCAAAACGTGGAGCACCATCGCGAAAGCCTCGGAATCCGAAGGCTTTTCCACCGCCAAAATGAGCCGCAGTGTCAAAGACAAAACAGTCTTCAATGATTATTATTACTGTGTAGCGGTCTAGAGTCTAGACACTCTCGTATACACCGTAATAAACAATTTAATCTCTGAATTAGAATAAATAATATTATCCTATCTTATATTATAATTCAATCTTCAATCTTCATTCTTCAATGAGAACTCTCCAACTTACGATTCCGAAGACGATGTCTTCTACCGATTTTTCTGCTTCATCGGCGGCTGAAGCAAAGAATTCATCTCTTAGTTTTGGTGGCGGCTACAGCCAATCAAGTGGTTGGAATGCCAATGTTACATTTACCAAAAAATGGTAGATGAAATACTTTAGCATAGGTATACATTATTATTACGGAGATAGACGATATACCCGTAATAATAATGATTGGTTTCATTTAGAATATTGAAATACTAATCAACAGTATTCATGTCATTCACATCAGCACCCGACAACCGCGACAACCCATGGTCAGTATTCTTATCCATAACGACATCCTCGCTTTCAAAAAGCTCCTTGCGCATTTCCTCCACGGTCATCGTAACGGACGCCGTGTCATCTCCAGCATTCCAGATACATCCACCGACACTCTCGACTGCGTCACTCACTTCGCTGCTGCTGCTGCTGCTGCTGCTGCTGCTGCTGCTGCTCGTGTTACTTTCCAGAAGGTCCTTCGGCTTCGAATCGACCAACCGCTCGCCATCCTTCGCCAACATTTGAGTGAGTTTGTTCCCACTCTCCTTCGCCAACTTGATATTCTCCTGAATCGCCTTCGCCTTCGTCTCTTTCACACGCTTGTCAAACTCAATCTTCGCCTGCTCCTCGTTCTTCTTCTTCTCCGCCATCAACTGGTTCAAAGTCTCCTCCATATACTCGACACGACCAGTCTTATACGCGTCAGGGTGAAACGGCACCCACATTCCGACAGGGCCGACGAAGACGTCGTGGTTCGGGTCGACCTCACGCAACATCTGGCAACGCAATTCCGCCTCCTTCTGAGAGCCAAACACGCCACGAACCTTCAAACCGCGCACAGATGTCTGGAAATTATGCTTCTCATTAAACTCATTCTCAATGTCATCCTCGTGCTTATCCAAGAATGTCCTATACTCATCATAGATGTTCGTTTTCTGAAGGGTGTCCTTCTCTTCTTTAGCGAATTCCTGAAAATCAGCGGAGAGTTTGTCAAAACTAACGTGGTATTTAAATGCCGCGAAATTGAGAAACTGAATGAATTTCTCCATCGACTTCTGATAGTCCCAATAATGAAGAAACTTCTCGAAAAAGAAATGGTCTTTCTGCTTTAAAATGTGTTCTGGGGACACAAATGACAGACACGCGAACTTTTGACCGGCAATCGGCTTATCTTCCTCGAGTAAATCGATATACATCGGGTTCGGTTGTCCGGTTTTAGTTTGCTTGAGTTCTACACCAGAAGGAATGTCTGAAGACGACGACATTTTGAACCAATGATATTTATAATATAGTATGGCATAGTTGTTTAAGTGATTTATGGCATTTTTCGATGTAAAAATACACCGACATCGCCAATATTAATTTCTTATCATTATTTATAATAAATCGTCCATATGTCCGGTGTTTTTGATTTAGGCGAACTCGTCAAGAGAACCATTAAATATTTGGTAGAAGGTGTGATGGTCGCCATTGCCGCCTACGCCATTCCCAAACGCAGCCTTTCGTTCGATGAGGTCGCGTTGATTGCTCTTACTGCTGCCGCCACCTTCAGTATCTTGGACACCTATGTTCCAAGCCTCGCTGTCTCGGCGAGAACAGGTGCTGGTTTCGGTATCGGTGCCAACCTCGTCGGCTTCCCCACACCTCTCCGCGTGTAAATAGTGGTAACCACCCCTCTCCCACCCCTGCAGCAGAGACGCTATAATATATGCTGTCTTTAGTATATATTACAGTATTGATATATGATACCCGAATGGAATGACTTACGTAAATGGGTCGGTGTCCCTTCTCCCAAAAAAGAAAGCGGTGCTGTTACTGAACTAAGGAACAGATTTAGCAATTATTATTATCAGATTATTGAGCGAGACCCTGACAATTACCGTATTCTTGTAGCGTGTTTGATTGTTTATATTATCGTGCTTCTTGTTCAGCCTACCCGGTATTATTGGTGGTATCCATCATTCAATCACTCGATACCTGGAATAGGGACAGCTTTTCCAGACAGTCGAGGTGAAGTGAACATCGTCATCAATGAATATATTATGAAGCGAATGCCAAGCGACATTGCTTTCTTTCGGATTACGGATATGAATGTTGCTGCAGCTTTTACAAATGTAATCAAGTCAGATGAAATGACCGAGGAGGAAATGACACGCATTATGACAGGTTCGCGCGTAATGTTTGTAATAAAGACACTGAAGTGGATATACAATCGCCCGCGACCTGCACAAATTGCCGCTGACTACATCAATGAGAAAAATGGGACACTGCTTCCTTCTGGCTCTGCCGATACACCAGCATATCCATCTGGTCACGCCGTCCAGACCTACTACTTGGCGAAAATACTCGCCCGTCGTTTCCCGGCAAAGACCCAGGCCGTAATGGAAATTGCAACCAAATGCGCCAATATTCGTATTATGGCGGGGCTTCATTACCCGAGTGACCGCGACTTCGGGTGGTGGGTGGTAGATAGGTATTTGACGGACGGGTGAGTGAGTAGTTTATCTTTTCATCAAGTCCAACATACTTTTCTCATAATTTACAGTTTTCCGTTCGATATCACTGTATCCAGGTCGTTGGATAATCGACATCGGTGTAATAAGATACCAGCGGTCAACACACTGAAGGCGTTTCCAATATATATCGCATGCATATTCTGATTTATTTTCGGGATTTTTCATAAGACCGGCTAGGCCTTGTTCGAAATTCGCGATTAATGTGTCATAATATCGACTACACACAAGATAACATGTCGCTACTTGACAATTCGCAACACGAAAACATGTGGGTGGTTCCATTTTAAATGGCGGGAAATTATTTCCGGATAAGAGTAGAACATCCCACTGGTCGTGAAAGCGTGAAAGAAACGAATTTACATGTTGAACCAATACTTCTGTATGTATGAACATTGCGTCATCTTCGAATATAAGAACGTGTTCCCATCCATTTTTTTTCGCAAGACGCAAACATTCCAGATGACTCATCGAACAGCCAAGCGCACCGTGTTCGTGCTTTATCGCCGAAAATCGTGAAACAGGATAGAATAAAAAATCGGCTGGATGCAATCTGTGAAGGTCTTCAATCTGTTTCTCAAAGATTACACGGCGGTCGTTTCGAGAGTCAAGATTGATGTAAATCGCGTGCTTGATGTCACCGAATTTATTGAGCATAATATATATAATTATTATTTATAATAAATCTTTAAGCTTAAATCATACTTAAAGTTGTTATATATTTTATACTATACTACATAATGATAACCATAACGATTATGGGTGGATTGGGAAACCAACTCTTCCAAGTATTTACGGCCATCGCGACAGCACTCCGAAACCGTGACACTTTCTTTTTTATGAATTACGAGAGATTACCTGGCCATCCAGGGCATCCTCGATATACACACTGGCAAACCATATTGAGTGGATTACGGCAATATCTTACTCCGAGTAATGATGTCACTGATAAAATGTTCCAGTCATTGCCGCGATGGGATGAAATCGGGTTTCCGTATAGACCCACGCCGACTGAAACAGTGAAATATACAAAACCACTTCGCCTTCACGGGTATTTTCAAAGCGAATTGTATTTCAAGGATAAATATGATGAAATTTGCCGGATGATACATCTACCCGAACAACAGAATGCAATAAAACAGACGTATGCCAATGAAGAATGGAGCTGCAATTACAGGGGCAGTCCTGATAAAACGCGAACACTGGTGAGTGTGCATTTTCGTATTGGTGATTGTGTTCAGAATTTACATATTCACCCCGTAATGGCGGTAGAATATTATTATCGCGCGATTTCGTATATTGTCGCGGGTGCAGGTGCGGGTGCGGGCGCAGGTGCTAGAGATTTCACATTTCTAGTATTTTATGAACCGTGCGATAAAGCGATAGTTGAAAAAAATGTGGCAGAATTACAAAATCGTTGTCGCGTATTATTCAGGAGCGACCGTGACCACGACCGCGTTAAATTTATCTTCGTGAGAGATACAATTCCCGACTGGCAGCAAATGCTACTTATGAGCGTATGCGACCATAATATTATCCCCAATAGCACATTTAGTTGGTGGGGTGCGTATTTCAACGCGAATCCTGATAAAATTGTATGCTATCCGAGTATTTGGTTTGGGCCGGGTGTTTCACATGATACGCGGGATTTATGCCCGAAGTCGTGGACAAAAATAGAAGCATCCATTACCACTAATTCATAGGTAATCTTTTTACGCATACTATGTATATTCGTCGCCATTGATGTCTACGCGACAATATACATATGTTCTCTCAAATGATAGTATCGACTTCATTTTATCCCACCCGAGTGTGGCAGCAGCAAAACTACGAATTCTAGAGAAGGGTGCTTCTTCCGAATACTTCACACTTCCATTGACCGCGACGCTTCGAACGGAGTTATTTGAAACAATGGGGCTTCAGTTATCTGCTGTATCATCGATACCAATGCGTTGGATTGTCGGCGATACACCCGCGCATCATGACCACGGTGTCGCTGATTTTACGAATACTTATTTAGTATATTTGACGAATAGTCCGGGGAATTTGGTCGTAGACGGTGTGTCATATCCCATCCGGAGCGGTTATGGTTATGTTTTTCCGGAGGGACTTGTCCACGAAACGGTGGGGACGCGCGAGGTGACCGCTGCTAGTGCCGCCGAACCGCGTCTTTTGTTGGGCCCGATGAGCGAGATGGGTTTTGCTGTGGGACTTGCTCCTGGTATTTATAATGACGGCGGAACAACAGTATTCATTCGTCAATCAGCAGTAGGGCAAGCGATTGAATTTAGCAGCGACCAATCGGATTGGTATGAAATTTCTTGGCCCTGCTACATACAAAATACAAACACTTCTTTAGGCGTTCTGACCGTCGAATTCATAACGAATATTACAATCGACGCTACGATTGGGGGGAATAATGGGTATTTTGTCGTGAATACGGAAAATATTCAAGTGGGGTCGAGAGTGCTGAAAACCGACGGAACACGGCCAGTCATTACGATTAACGGAGTAACGAATTACGCGGGGGCTATCCAAAATGGAACAGGTAACGGTGGCGGTG